AAATGATGCTGTGGTTATAGTACCAATAATACTACCAGTTACATTTAATGAACCGGATAATATTACATCTTCTTTAGTATTACCTGTTAAAACATTATATAAATCAGAAACAAAACTTGCAGAAATTAAACCGCCAGCCGTTATTTGTGAACGGTTTGTAGAAAGTACTCCCATTTAATTAATCCTTTTTATATAAATATAAAGATTAATAAGTTAGCACTTGTCCTGTAATATCTTTATTTGTAAATCGAACTTCGAATATACTAGGGTCTAAACTAGGATATAAAATACCTTTTCTATCAGCTGCTGATAAATCATATATATTTCCAGAATATCCTAAATCTGAATCATATAAGTTTTTAAATTCTACACTAAATACAGATTGTACTCCTTTTGTATTTCCTAATATGTTTAACACTTCTGATTTAATTATCGGCTGATTGATCTGCCACTTATCAATTTCAAAATATGTTTTCAATGCATCAATACAACGTAATAGTACATCATTACTATTATAATTAGGTAATACTGATATTTTAAAATCCACTCCAATGTTAATTATAAATGCATTCTTTATATTTACCGCATCAGTTAACATTCGGTAGTAACCTAAATATGTTTTTAAATTTTCTTTAATTGCAGCATTAAGTTCAACTAGTTGTTTGTTTTCATTATAACCTAATACATACATATTTAGTGCTAATGGATTAGGTGTTCTAGAAACTTCTAGATCTTGTTGAGTAATCTGATCATCAGGAACAATGTATGATTTTGCTACACTACCATAATTTACTGGCATACTGTATGCTCGTATAATATAATCATCTTTAGTAACTAATCGATTCTGTGTTGCAAAGTTTGCAATTGCATTATTTTTTATATCTTGAATCGAATCTCCAGATTTACCACCACCAGCTGGCAGTGGATTATTTACCGAAATTGTATTTTTTACATAGTTAGTAATTGCCCCACTATTAGTTGTATTAACATCATCAAAAAATTCTATAAAAGATACTTTTGTTATAGTACCAGAAGGTACGTTATCAGCAATACCATTGCCAACTGTATAAGTAACTGTTAATGTTGTATTTGATGGTGCTTGTCCATATGTTCTAGTGTATAAAAAGTTTGATGGATCTATATCAACATCTACATTTTTTCTAAAACCAGCTAACCCATTTCCAACATTATCTGGATTTGGAATTATTTCTTCATCGTTATTAGATGAAACACCAGCGCCAAATTGCAATTCAGTACGACCGTCCGATCTTGTACGAGTTATAAATCTCTTTGATGTCTTTTTTAATTTTAATAAATATGGTGTTGTACTGCGATATACATATAATTCCGGATCGTTTTCTATTATGTTTGGAACTGGTTCAAATATAGTATCTTGTGCTAAATATGGAACTTGGTACCAATTATCACCATCTGATTCTTCAACTGATAATATTTCAGATATATTATTATCTGATAAAACAATTTTATCATATGCAACTGGAGAACCAAATGAAAATGTCGCAGTTTTAACTTCACCAGATATTGCAGGTACTTGTTTTTTTAATAAATAATAAGTAGGAGTTTTAGTAACAGTATCGGTTTCGTATATAGTTACCTCAGTTGTATTATTTGATGATGAAAACGCAAAATTTACCGGCACTGTTGTTCTAAATTGAGAACTACCAACTGATTGCTTAACACGCATACCAGCTTTAACTGATAATGCATAGTTAAAATCTGGACGAACATTTACTCCGGTACCGATAGCTGGCACTAATTGATATACATCTAATATTACACTCGATGGTATTGTATTTTTTGCTTCGTACCCTAAAGATCTAGCTATATCATATACATTGCCTCGTTCGGTAGCTTGTTCTAAAATTGATTCTTTTAAATTCGTATCAGCATAAAAACTTAAGACATCGCCGACGTATGCAGCCATCTCCATGAACATCATTCCCGGAGACGATTCATTAAAATCTGTATAATTATTTGGAAAGTATTGTTTAGTGAATTCAATTAAGTTCGTTCTAAACTGTCCAAAATCTTTACCTAAATATGATACGTCTTTTTTTGTTTTCATTGTAATTATTCTATCGTTAGTATACCATTTTCTTCTGCAAATATAACTATTTTAGATTCATCTATCGAATTAGTAGTAAATCGTATAGTAATTTGTATATTATGATTTAAATTGGGATCATCTTCACCTGTAATAATATCAATACCTGTTATATTAATATATGGTAACCATCGCGATACTGCAGAAATAATTATTTCCGAAATATCTTCTTTTAATTCATTTACATTTGGTTCAAATATTATATAAGGTAACTCACTACCAAAGAATATATTATGATATCGTTCTCCAACTAATGTTAGTAGTAAATTTTTTAAATTGGCAATAGCTTGTTGATTATTATCATAGTTTGTAGTAAATATACCAGCAGCTTTAAAATTATAATCAATTCCTAATCCGGTTTGATTATTGTTTTCTAGAAACTTAGGTACGAATTTATATCCCATAATTTAAACTTCTATTTTCTTTTTTTAGAATCCATAGCTTTCATTAAAGCAGAATAATCTCTAGTTAATGCGCTAGCAACTTCCGGTTTAACTTCAAAATCTTTACCTGTTTCTGGATCGTGCATAATTTTTGGTACATCTATTGTTGTTTTAGAAGTTTGTCGCATCATCGGAAATGCCTGTGCATCACGAGCAGTAAATTTCAATTCTTCAATTCCTTCTGACATTAACTGTGAATACGATTCTATAGGATTATGATGTTCTTGAATCTCCGGCGTACTGTTTAAAATATCAGCATATTTATTTTCATTGAATGCTACTTTATTTTTAGTAGTAACAGTTTTTTGCTTAATTTCGGATATAGTAGGTTTCAATCCTTCTTTAAGAATATCTGTTAATTCCTGTTTAATGACATTTCGTATTTCTTCTCGTACGATTTGTTTTAATGCTGTTAAAAATTTAGTTTGGTCCATGCGTAATTATTTTATTAATAAATATTAATAGTTAATATTTTATAGGTTGTCCCCATTCGGTATCTGACTCTTTTGGTCCAAAAATAACTTTATTTTCTGGATCAATAAAAAAGTCCCCTTGTTTGCCGCCAGCGAATACATCATTAGATAATCCTGTTAATGATGGATATAAATAGTTATTTGTTCCATATGTAATAGATTTTCCATAGTAAATTTGACTAGGGGCTTCTTGATATAATAATAACGCGCGAGATTCAGGAGTTCCTAAATCTGGAAAAATTACGTTATTATTTAAATTTCTTAATGAAACAACTGCTTGATCGGATAACATCGTATCAATAGCAACTTTTTGATCATTGTATAAATCATTTATTAACTTTAATGCCGCATTAATATCATCGTCAGATACATTATGTTCATTGTAAAATTCAGATACATATTCATAATTTGAATTTGAATAAATACCATTCGAATCATTTGAGAACCTACCAGATGTCGATTCTGTACCATTGAAATATAAAGATTGTCCATTATCAGAACCATTCATTATACCATTGCCTGCACCCGTACCATTACCTGCACCATTACCTGCACCTGTACCTGCGCCGCTACCGTTAACTAATTCATTTGCCAATCCTAAATTAAAATTGGCTGATGATAACTTTGCAGAATCTCCTAAATTTAAATTATTTAATGATCTCATTTGTTTTTGAGTATCAGCTGATACATTAAATACTTCATTATTACATATCGATCCTAAAACGTTAGTTGCATTAGATATAACACCAGTAATACGCCCAGCACCAGATTGTAATGATCCTAATAAGCCTTTCAAACATTCTACAGCTGATAAACAATTTATGCCTACTTCAGTAAATGTAGTTATAATTTTAGTAGCGGGGCCAGATGGAACGCCGATAACTGATGGAATTGCCATTCCAACTAATCTAAATATATTAGCTATTTGTCCAATTTTAGTTAGTACCGATAATATTTTATCTATACTAGCTAATGACTTTGATAATCTTGCAATTAGTTGATTTAATTTTTTTAAATCATTTTTAATATCATTTATTCTAGGATCATTGCATTTCATGTTTAATGAAGCAGGTAACGACGCAATTTTACCAGCTATCGAATCTGCTAATGATGTTATAGCTCCTAATTGTTTAGTTAATAGCGGAACTAAAATAGTTACTAAAGTTAATGGTATTTTTTGCATGATTATTTAGCGTCTTTATGTTTGTCAATCCATATATTCTCATTTAATAACTGTTGCTCAGCTTGAGATATAGCGGGACTTAATAATGATTTATCAATCGGAGTACACATTCGACCACTCGAATCTTTGAATCCTACTCGTACAACTTGTAGTATCGTATTTAATAACTTCGCAGTTGCTGTACTGTGTAATAACGGTTCTTTTGTCGACTTCGTTCCCATTTTAATCATTGGAGAATTTAGTTCGATTCCTGTTTTTGAATCTAATACAATGATATCTTTTTTTGCTTTTAAAACAATACGATCAGCAAACCCAATTAATTGTGATCCGGCAAAAGCGGACTCAGATTCTCCGATTCTTAATTGATTATTTAATTTTAATTTTGTAATTCGCTGCGTAGTAGTTAAATAAATTGAAGATGCGCATGTTTCCGGCGATTCAGTTACAAAATCTTTTTCTGTTTTATTTTGTCTACCATTTGATATGATAGTAATAGGATCGCCAACAGTATCGCCTTTCCAAATTTCTGGGTTTATAGTATATACATCATTGTTAGATTTAGTTGTACTGCCCAATCTTATACTGTTACCCCATCGCCCTTCAACTAAAATATCACCTTCATAAGGTTGTAATAATGATATAGATTTTTCTTCAATTGTATTACCAATAACTTCTTTGCCGGAATTAACACCATTTGCGGTATATCCTGGTAAAGAATTATGATTAATTTCTGAATTTAAATCAACTGTAGATATATAAAACCATTGTTCAGGATTCAATACATTATCTAAACGACTATTTAGTTTAAATACTAATATTAATTCACCAATTAACGGTATTTTTTTAATACTGTTATTGATTGGCTTTGCTTGTATCTCCGGAGTCCACATCGGTCCATCGATCCTAGCCGTTACAGTAAACATGAAATCTTTTGTTTTATCTGTACTTTTATATGTATCAGATTTTACTATATCCAATACTTCAGCAACACATAATTGTAAATTATTTAATCCTCGGTCTTCAATAATATTACTCATTCGAAGTTACATCTTTGTTAACAACTTGTTTTATATTTTTCATTTCATTGTTTAACTTTTCTAGGTCCGAATCCAATTCAGAATCTGCCATTTTCAATAATTCTTCTTTTTCTTCGTCACTTAATAATCCATCATTTCCTTGAATTGTTTGATTTGTAGAAATGTACCTCTGAGCAATCGCCGTTAATTTAACCAAATGGTCATCATTTTTAACGCCAACTTCGAGGTACTCTTTAATTAAAGGAACAATTACAGTCGCATCAGACGCATTACGTATCAACGGCTGTAATTGTGATATTAGTTGTGATATTTGTCTATCTTTTTTCTTTGAATTATGATATACATCAGACATTAAATCAGAAAATTTAACGCCTTTAAATAACTCTTCATTCGTATCCATATGAATCTTTTCATATAAATATCAAAATGGCAAATTTACGAAATTATTACGTTCATATTCATTAAATTTTTTAACATATATATCTTTTAATATTTTAACCACTCTGGTAATATTGTTAGTTACTAATCCAGTACGTTCTCTAATTAAAATATACAATGCTTTTTTATTAAAATCATCAACGTTTTCTCGAGATTCAAATATATGAAGAATTGAATCTGCTACATGTATATCGGATTGAGTGTTAAAAATAAAATTTAAGTTTTGATAACAATACCGTACGTATGCATCCATAAAATATTTTAATGTTTCGCGCATCTCGTCATTATGTATTTCTATCAACACATTTCTCTGTTCGTCGACATCTAATTCTTCAGTATCATTTTTTAACTTTGAATATGCTTTTTGATTTTCTGCAATTAAATAATTAAATGATGTTCTGGTATAATATGAATATGCTTTTCCAGATTCTGGTTTAAACTTGTCTAGTTTTGAAGTAACATGCGTAACTAAATCAGTTTGTAAATCAGCAAACGATGAATCAATATAATCCGGTTTCATTTTATTAATGATATTTTCTGTCAATTTCATTAATGCCGGATATATAAATCGTCGATATATCTTTTCTCGCAATACCGGACTTTCTGCTTTGTTATAAGCAATAATTGCAATATCGGTGATCCTAGTAAAATAATTACTAGTAGTTTTCTTTTTCTTCGGAGTCATCAAATTCAGTTTTTAATTCGGTTATTACTTGTTGAAGCATTTGGAAAGTGGTACCGGCTTCATCATCTTTTTCAAATGCCCCTAGACGATCAATTTGTTGCATTGATTG